TCGCGTGCTGCGACACGATCACCGGGCGCCCGAGCAGCGTGCCGTAGGGCGAGACTTGAATGCCGCCCACCGCCAGACCGTTGGGCAGGTAGATCGGGTAGTTGCCGAGCGTCAGCGTAAAGAGTGCCGGCAGCACATCGTTGTTGATGATCCACACCGCCCGACCAAACGAACCGGAGGGCAAGCGCGAGATCATCTTGGCGAGATTCTGCGGCGAGAGCGTCTGCGTTGCCTGACTCGACTCCTTGGCCACGGTGACGACCGAGCCGCCGCTCATGCAGCCCATCGGCAAGCCCGCACCAGCGCCAAACAAGATCGACTCGTTGGTCTTCCAGCGAATCGACAGCGCCACCTTCTCCGGCAGATACGTGGTCAGCGCATTGGCGTCTTCCAGCAACTCATCGGTGGTGGGCACCAGCGCCATGAGCTTTTTAAGCCGCAGCGTTGAAATGCCCAGCACCGGCTTCGTCGCAGTCGCCTGTGCGGCCTCTCCCTGCCAGTAGGCGCGGATGCCGTTGTTGCCCCAGGCGGTGGTCTCATCCTTTGGGAACGCCATGCTGTTGCCGCTAATCTCGACGTTGTCGGTCAGTGGCAGAAGCGAGTCTTCGCCGGTCGAGAGCTTAAAAATATCCTGCGCAAACTGCGGCGGCACGAGAAAGCCGCCGTCTTGTCCGGCCGACTCGTTCGCAAAACTCGACGGCGCGGCGGCGTTCATGCCGCCACCGATAAGCAAACGCCCATCGGGTGCCTTGCCGTATTTCTCGGCGTGATACACGGCCACCATGAATTCACCCACGTTGGAAAAGCCGTGCATCGGATCGTTTTCGCGATTGTCTGTGACGATCGGCCCGATGGCAGTACTCGTCGCCAGGCGTGCCTCTTCGGCAATCAGCGCCGCCTCGCGGTCAATCGCGGTGGAGGCCGCATCGATGCGCACCCTGAGTGCATCGAACGATGTAACTTCCTCGTCATTGAGGTCCCGATCTTCGCCGGCCGCAATATCGGTGATGCTACGGGCTTCTTTAACCAGTGACGCTTTGCGAGCTTGAATCTCGCGCAATTGCTTACTCATTTGTGGTTCTCCAAAAAATAAACCCGCATGAAGCGGGTAGGTGGTGGACGTAAAAAAACCGCCCGAGGGCGGCTGCATTCAGATACTGCGGTGCGACCGACGGGTCGCGTTATGGCAAGAAGGAACTCAACGGAGTCCCCTGATTGGAATTCAGTTACACAATGGCTAGTGCATTTCTGGCCTGCGCTATTCGCGAGGCCCGTGGCTTAACCGGCGTGCTGAGCTTGGCCTGGCTGCGCATCTTTTTGACGACATCATCAAAGGTGGCAATGCCGTCGACCATGTTCGCCGCAAGGGCTGCGTCCGCACCCAACACGCGGCCTTGCCCCATGCCGTCGCGCACCTGCGAGAGCGGCGCACCGCGTCCCCTCGCAACCGCCTTGGTGAAGGTGGCGTAATAATCGTCAACGCGCGATTGCATAAAACCCTGCGCATCAGAGTCGAGGGGCGCATACGGGTTCCCCTCGACCTTGTATTTGCCAGCAGAAATCAGTGTGGGCGTTACCCCTTCGGCAGCCATCGCCTGCGAGTAATCGAAGTGCGCCTGCCACACGCCGATAGAACCCACCTCGCCGCCCGGGGTGACATAGAGTTCTGCCGCCGAGCAACCAATCCAGTAGGCGGCCGAGGCGGCGAGGCTATTGGCAATCGCGACCACCGGCTTTTGTTTGCGGGCGGCGAGAATCTCGTCGGCCAGTTCCGCGACACCGTAGACGCTGCCGCCCGGACTATCGATATCGATGAGGATCTGGCTCACGGTGTCGTCATTGAGTGCGTCGCGCAACGCCGCCGAAAACTGCTGCGTGCTGACACTGCCCGGACCCGAAACGTCGTCAACCATGTTGCCGCGCTGAGTAACGAGACCGTAGAGCGGCAGCACCGCAATCCCACCACCCCCTGATGCGCTGACCGCCTGGCGCCGCGCTTCACGCGCAGCGCGCTCGACATCGATGCGTGCGAACACCTCCGCCTCCGCCGGCACGCCTTGCGACCAGCGCGCGAGCACGCCCGCCACGGCATTGAGTCGCTCCGGCATTAGCGCCCACGGGGTGGACAGGAATTCCGCAATCAGTAGGTTTGTTTTCATCAGGTCATTCCCAAGGTCATTAGTGATTCGGTCAGCTCTGCCTCGCTCATTGGCGCGCAGGCCTGCGTGTTTGCCCATTCGTGCACGCGCGCCGCGGGCACCGCCAGCGCTTCGGCAATCTGCGCAATATCTTTTTCGTTCACCGCACCCGCACGACTAATGCGCCGCGCCCAGCGGGCGGCCGTGCTCGATACCAGCGCGTGAAAGCGTGCGGCAGTTTCATTAACGGGTTCGGCAACCTCCTGCGCTGGCGGCTCCACCTGCGCGGCGTCTATTTCAAGATCCTCCGCAGCACCTTCTTCAACCATGTTGAGCGGGCGCAGCGGTTCGTCCAGCCCCGTCAACGGATTGAGGTTCTCTGCAATGCGCGCCTCGTTTCGCGTCAACCAGCCGTTCTGGATCCCGCTTTGGTAGTAGGTCGAGCGACTGGCGGCATCCCCGCGCATGAGATTGGCAAAATCGAACTCAATTTCTAACGCCTCGCCATCGAACAACAAGTCGGACTCGATGCTCGCCTCCCAGCGCTCGGCCCACGGCGTCATGGTGTGCATCACGAACTCCAGACTCTGCTGCTCGATGTTGGAGAAGGTCGCGCGCTCCAGGTCCGCAATCATGTGCGGCGGCACGCGAAACAAGCGCGCGATGTCGGTGATCTGGAATTTGCGCAGCTCCAGGAATTGGGCATCTTTGTTGGTGACGCCGACTTCGTGGAACTTCATGCCGTTCTCCAGCACCAGCACCTTGCCGCGGTTGGCGCCGGACTGCGCACTTTGGTAGGACTCGCGAAATACTTTCTTGGCCTCCGAGTCTTTAAACGATCCTGGAAACTCAATCCAGCCCCCAGTGGGCTTCGCATCGTTGGCAAAGAACCGTGCGCCGTAGTCTTGTGCAGCCAGCGCCATGCCTAAACTTTCCCGCGCAAGATCAATCGGACTTAGGCCCATCATGCCGTCCGATGACAGCCCGCGCAGATGCCAGATTTCACCGCGCGGCACCACCGATTCCTGCCCCTGGCGATCGGTCACGCGATAGCGGTAATCACCGGAGGGCAGCAACTCCATGCGGATGCGGTCCGGGTGAATTGGACTCAATTGCGTGATTTCACCGCGCGCGTTGCTAACGACCCGGTTGTAAGCGTTGCCGCGCAGCACCAAGTGCCCCTGCAACATCTCGCGCCACTCGAAGGCGTTCTGAAACGGGTTAGGGCGTTTGGCAAGCAACGTGTATAGCCAGTGATCCTTGACCCTGTCCTTGCCGCCGTCCGCCCGAGGCCGGTACATAACGAAGGGCAGGGACGCCATGGTTTCGGACAAAATACGTACACACGCGTACACCGCCGCAAGCCGCATCGAATGGTCTGCGGACACGCGAACGCCACTTCCGGTGCGCACAGAAACCGGCTCAAACCAGAAGTCTCCCCACGGAGATCGGTCATCCGCAGAGGCGCGAAACCGATTGAAGAAGCTAAATATCCCCATCAAAGTGCTACCAACTCATAGTCCGCCCCGATTACCAGTGATTGCCCGGGCGTGATCGCGCGCGACAATCCCATGATCAGCGCCACGATGCCGTCGATCTTGTTCTCCGGACGCTCCTTGCGCGGATAGATGTTGTCTTTCGCATCCAGGTGGGCCACCACGTTGCTCGCCATCCAGCCGAGCACCGGGTCGCCGTCGTGGATTAATTTGCCCTGCAGCACCAACGCTTCGAGCGTCTTCATCGGCTCCGAGAAATTGAGCACCGTCGGACGCACTTCGATCATTGGCATCCCCTCGCTCAGCATTCGTGTAGATAACTGTGTGGCCTGAAACGGATCGAAGGCCACCGCCTGTACCGAGTGCCTGGACACGAAATCAATCAGGTCGGCCTCGATCCAGCCAAAGTCGATCACATTGCCCGGCGTGACCGTCAGGCGCCCCGCATTCATCCAGCCTTGATACTGGCTATTGCCGTTGGCGTGCACTGTGTCCTCCGGCAGGTAGTAGCGCCCGAACACCGCATAGGCCCCGTCGATCTCCAAGTGCGTGAACACGAGCACCAGAGCGGCGATATCAACTTTGCTGGCCAAATCCAAGCCAATCCAGCACGGCTGCCCGGCGTACGCCGCAAGCGTCAGGCTCGGGTAGGCACACCGGTCCCAAGCGCGCATGTCCATCCACGAGCTGTCCGCGTTAACCCACTCGTTTAAGTGCTTGGTCTTGAAGTTGTTGACCGCGCTGGGCAACTGCATAGCTTTGGCCTGCAGCGGCAGCAGCACCTCGGGGCGCACCGAGACACCCCAATTGGGGTTAGCTTTGATCAGCGATTCTTCAGTGATCCAATCGTCAGTCTCATCGAGACCATAGATGATGCCAAACTGGCTGTCGTCCTCGAACACGCCATCGAGCAAGCGCGTCACGAATGTGCGCACCTCGTAGCAGATGCCGGCGCGATTGCTACCGGCGGTGGTGATCACCCACAAAAGCGAGTTGTCGCGCTTGCCGGTGCCGGTTTCGACCACGTCGTAGACGGTGCGCGTTTTATGCGCGTGCAACTCATCGATGCAGCCAAAGTGAATGTTCAGGCCGTCGAGCGTTGATCCTTCGGCGGACAGCGCTTCGAACTTCGAACCCGTCTTCATCACGTGCATGTTGTGCGCGCCGACCTCGACACCGAAGCGGGAACGGAAGCCCGCGCTCTTGCGCGCCATGGTCTGTGCATCACCAAACACAATGCGTGCTTGATCGCGGGTGGTGGCAAGCGAATACACCTCGGAACCGCCTTCACCGTCTGCCGCCAGCATATAGAGCGCCAATGCGGAGGACAGTGTCGATTTGGCATTGCCGCGCGGTACCTCAATGTACGAGCGACGAAAGCGCCGGTTGCCATCGGCCTTAATCCAGCCAAACACCGTGGTCAGGATGAACACCTGCCAGGGTTCGAGTCGGATGGACTCACCAGCCAGCGGCCCTTTGACGTGCGGCAGGCGCTCGATGAATGCGCACAGGTTGTCAGCCGGGTAGAACGGCCTGCCGTTCTTGGCAGTCAGTTTAGGGTTGAACCGGTAGAGGCTCTCTTTGCCTTTGAATCGAATCAAATCCTTTATTTGCCGCTGGCAGGCCAGGCGCACCCATTTGGAGGTGAGGACTTTGCCGGCTACCACGTCCTTGGCGTAATCCTTGGCAAGGCTCGCATAACGTATCGTGTTCATGAAGTGGAAGCGCTGTCAGACATCAAACTATTCCTGCTTGACGTTATTAACGTGATTAAGTAATATTTGGCATGGCCATCCAGACCTTTCTCTGCACGGATACCGAATCGCTCTATCAAGGCAATCGAGTGGCTCGCTGGGTCAACATCGAACGGGTGGCGCTGCGAAAGCTCACCCAACTGGCGGTGTCAAGGCGATTGGATGACTTGCGCAGACCCCCTGGCAACCGCCTTGAGCGATTGCGAGGTGACCGAACGGGGCAACACAGCATCCGCATCAACGACCAGTGGCGGGTCTGTTTTGTGTGGGCCGATGACGGTGCCCATGGTGTGGAAATCGTCGACTACCATTGATTCAAGGAGCTAGACCCATGGCTGAAATCACTCCCGTATCTCCTGGCGAAATGCTTCAGGAAGAGTTCCTCAAACCTTTGGGGCTGACCGCTTACAGGCTGGCCAAGGACATCGGTGTGCCTGTTACCCGTGTCTACGACATCGTGGCCGGCAAGCGTGCCGTCACGGCTCAAACCGATTTGCTGTTGTGTCGCTACTTTGGTTTGAGCGACGGTTGGTGGCTGGCGGTGCAGTCTCACCACGACACACGAATGGCGCGGCGAGAGTTAGGCAAGCGGCTAAACAAGGTTCGTCGTTGCCCGCTGTTGATCGAGGCCGCGCCGCATTGATTGGCACCCTCGCGACCGAAGCGGCAGAGCAGGGCGTCAGCATCAACCGACTGGTTTCAGCAAAACTGGCGATGTAAATTCTCGCGCGGGCGCCTCAGCCAGCGATGTCGGCCCAAGGATCCATGTCATTGGCAACTTCCGTCGGCAGCGTGATACGCGTGCGCGATGCTGGCGTGAATCCCATCTCTACGGCCGCCTTGGTCATAATCTGAGCTTGCTTATTGGCAATGGCGAGATACGGTGACTGCATCGGCACGCCCGTATTAGGGGCTTTGATCAGCAGGCCGGTCTTGATGATTCCGATTTGCGCCTTGCGGTACAGGTCGGCTGCACACGACCAAACTTCTAGCACTGACATATCCAGGCGCCGCAGCAGGTGCTCGGGCGCGCTCTCTATGGCATAGCGCCAGGCCTGCTTAGCTCCGTCGGCCATGTACTCGGGCGGATCCACCAGGTCCCCCTCGGGCTGTGGCTCATGGGGGTTGGTGCGGCATTTTTGCAGCGTGCCTTTGAGCTTTTTGATCGCAGTGGGTAGAGTTTTACGTCCGGCCATTGAATCGCTTTTTTTGCATTTGTGACCCCGGTTTCTAGAGGGGCAATTTGCATAGTGCACCCCCCCGTGTTTCAATTTGCACGCGCAAAAATCTGTGCAGGCGAGCGCGTCCCTTTGGGTCAATTTGTAGAGATTCGACCCCCCTAGGGGGGTATGGGCAGGCCGTGCCGCGCGTTAGCGCTTGCGTGCTGTTTCCTGCGCGGTCTTCCTGTTGTGACAAGTCACACAGAGCGCCTGCAGGTTGGCAGCGTCAAACCGTGCGCCCCCGTCCTTCACCGGCACCACGTGGTCCACCACCACGGCCGCCACCACACGCCCAAACGCCGCACACACGCCGCACACCGGGTGCTGGCGCAGGAACGCGGCTCGCACGGCGCGCCACTGGGCTGACTTGTAGAAGCCCAACTCCGTATCAAAACCGCGCCGCGCGCGTCCGTAATCACGATGCACTGCAACACGGTGCTGGTTGCAGTAGCCAGGGGTGGCAAGGACTGCGGCACAGCCCGGATAACGGCAGGGCGTGGGCGCTCGTTTAGCCACGTTTGGCACACCTCAGATTTAGTTTTAATCATTCGGCAAGAACCGCTTGCCTTCGTTGTGAATCGAAGCGTTCATGCCTATGTCATCAACAACGGAGACTAATCACATGGAATCACAAGCAACGTTTTACCTAGACCAACTTAAGCCACTTGTTGGCGGAATGATTACCGCCCTTGCGCGATGCGGGCCGAACGTCGATCCCAACGAGGATGAGTTTTTCGGTTTTGTCATCAAGTTGCCAAACGGCAAAACGAAGACGCTGATCCTGCTGTCGGACGACGAGGGCAACGGGCCGGGCAGCTTCGAAATCATCAATGAAGACTAACGCCATGGCCTACACCACGCAGCAGTTCACGGTTGACGAAACGGGCTTCATCCAGATTGCCTTGACCAAGGTCCTCGCCGCAGTCGCACGCGGGGAGTTGGACCTCAACCGGCTGGCGAAAGAAGAGCTCGCCGCACGCGGCCTCAACGATCAGGGCAACTGGATCGGCTTTGACGCCGCTAAGAAACACCACAACGTTTGAGGGACGCGAGCATGGATAACCAAGCACGAGATCAACAACTTCAAACAATCGCGACAGACCATTTGTTCATCGAAACGCTTGAGACACGCAACAGCGACCGGCTCGACTTTCACGACGTAAGCGTCTGGGCCGTCAAGGCAGCGCTGCAAGCCGCATTCGAAGCCGGACAGCAATCACATATCGCCAACAACAACCAGGAGACAACATGAAACTCTCAGACAGCCAGACCGTTCTACTCAAAGCCGCATCGGTTCATCCGAAACGCCTGCTGACCGATTTCCCCGCCAAACTCAAGGGCGGCGCACTCATCAAGGTGCTCACGAGCCTTGGCAACGCGGGCCTGATCGCTCCGCACAGCAAGACCAAGAGCGGCACAACGCAGTTTTGTATCACCAGCGCGGGGCTGGAGGCGATTGGTATCGCACCGAGCGTAACGCCGGTGTTGCGTGCGAACAGCAAGCAGGCGCAGGTGCTCGCGATGTTGCGCCGTCCGGAAGGCGCGACCATCGTGCAAATTTGCACGTTGACCGAATGGCAATCTCATACCGTACGCGGCACCATGGCCGGCGCTTTCAAGAAGAAACTCGGGCTCACCATCGAATCGACCAAAGAGGCTGGTGGCGAGCGGGTCTACCGTATCGCCGGATGATGGGGATCCTAATGAATCCTCATCAACAGATGCGCTATCCGATGAAAACACCGACCATGTTCTCTGGTGCGAAGCGTTTTGTCGAAGAGAACGGCGTTGCTGTCTGGTGCGATCTCTGCGACACCGTGATGCCCGGCGAATGGTTTGGCGTCGCCGAAGTTGCCGTAAAGCTCGAATCGCTGCGAAACTACAGGAACCCGGAACGATATTTGCGGGCCGTTCTCAAGGCAATTATCGCTGACTATGCCGAACGGCCAGACGAATACACGCTTGGGCCACCAGTAAAACTACGAGGACGCCGTTTGGACATCATCAGCATTTAGGGCGCCGGCCAGCATGCCGAAAGCAGCGCCATCACTAGCGCGTTGTGCTTCCTTGCCCGTGAATGCCTCCCAGCGCTTGATGATCACATCGACGTACTTCGGATCGAGTTCCATCAACCGTGCGCGGCGTCCTGACTTTTCGCAGGCGATCACCGTGGTGCCAGAGCCACCGAAGGGATCGAGCACGATGTCGCGCGTCTTGCTGCTGTTACGCACCGCGCGCTCCATCAACTCCACGGGCTTCATGGTTGGATGAAGATCGTTCTTGTGGGGTTTCTTGATCTGCCACACGTCCCCCTGGTCGCGCGCACCGCACCAGTAGTGCTGTGAGCCGTCCTTCCATCCGTACAGGATCGGCTCGTACTGGCGCTGGTAATCCGCACGGCCCATGGTGAAGGTGTTCTTCGCCCAGATGACAAACGTAGACCACTTGCCACCGGCAGCGCGGAATGCGGCCTGCAGCGTGTCGAGTTCCGAAGAGCTCATTGCGATGTAGACCGCGCCCTTGGTGACGGCAAGGATATTCTTGCAGGTCGCGAGCAGGAACGGCGCGAAGTCCGCGCCCATGTTGTCGTTGAGGATCGGTCGATGGGTGCCGCGCATTTTGTCCTTGGCAGTGTTAGCGTAATTTACGTTGTAGGGCGGGTCGGTCACCGTCATGTCGGCCAACTCGTCGCCGAGCAGCACCTTGTAATCTTCGGCTTTGGTGGCGTCACCGCAGATGACTTTGTGCTCGCCCATCAGCCACACATCGCCGGGTTTTGAGATGGCCGACTCGGTAACCTCGGGCACAGCATCGTCATCGGTCAGGCCTTCCTGGTCGCCATCACCAGCAATTAATTCAGTCCATTCGTCCTCAGTAAAACCAGTCAACTCGAGATCGAAACCGGCATCCTGCAATTCGGTTAGTTCCAGGCCCAGCAACTCATCGTCCCACTCCGCCCACGTCGCCGAACGATTGGCGAGCAGGCGAAACGCCTTGATCTGCGCAGGCGTCAGGTCATCGGCCAGCACCACCGGAACGGTGGCTAGGCCCAGCTTGCGCGCAGCCTTTAGCCTCAAGTGACCATCGACCAGTTCGCCGCTGCTCTTGGCTACGACTGGAATTCGAAAGCCAAATTCAGTGATGACGGAGGCCATCTGCTCCACGGCGTGATCGTTCTTGCGCGGATTTCTTGCGTAGTCGATCAGTTTGTCCGTCGGCCAGTGCTCAATAGTCAGTGTGGCGGTTGAGTCCATGCGGGTCCAAGAATGGTTTTCCAAAAAAAAGCGCACCCACACAAGGAATGGTTTTTCCCCGTGGCGAGTGCGCGTGACGAACATTAAAAAACCCACCGACGGCTGAGCGTGGGCGGGTTGGTGTGGGGTGATCGAAGGTGGCGGGGGGTGCAAACCTGCAAACCCTGCAAACCTCTTTTTGCGGTCAGACGCTACGCGAGTCTCGCGCTGTTGCCCCCCGCATAGGATTTCGGCCAGGAAGGACCCATGTTTTCTGGGGCTGCTTGCTTACTGTCACTTCTGTCCAAAGGATAGCTCGAATACTAGCCGAATTCGCGAGAAGTGTTGCACGGTCATTTGGCCCCAAAATGGACAAACGCCCTAAACCGTGGACACATGCTTGTTCTATGACCCTCCTTGACCATTGGCTTCGGAAGAAATATTAGCCACGCGTGACCTAGGGTTTGAATTGAGGTGGCCGGTCACGCTTTGCAGCGCCTGTTGCCATTGCCGCCACGCGGTTGTGCGGTCACACGCAAAGCGAATCGCGATCTCGCGCCAGCCGTAGCGTTTGGCGCGCATCCAAACGAGGTGCCGTTGCTCCACTTCGAGCCACTGCATCCAGCGCATGGTCTCGATCATCCGCTCGATGGCATCCGGGCTGGGCGGGAATCGGTGGTGGACCGGCTCGTCGTTTGAGAAAGCCTCCCACTCGCGTCGTGCGAACGCGGGCCAGACGCTGAAGTAGCCTTGCACGCGCACCGGTGGCAGGCGCCGGCTGGTGCTGACCGATTCATCGAGCCAGGCGGCCACGTCCTCGATTGACCACACGGGTGGTGCCCTACGCATGGCGTGTCCCGTCGGGCCCGTACAGCCGCTCACCAATCCTTCGCACCAGTTCGCGCTCGACAAAGTCTAGGCGCTCGTCACGTTCGGAGACGACGAGAATTTTCTGGTCACGCCAGCCGTCGCGTTTCACCGCTTCGGCATCGACCGCTATAGGCTGAATGCGTCCGAGGGGGCAGCGGTATGGGTGTTGGGGGATTTTCATACGACCTCCTGCGTATCGATGGCCCAGTGCAAAATCGCCAGGGCATCGGCCTCGTTGTCGTCCGTGACGCCGTGACCCAGCGTGCGCATCGCGGCGATCACCTCGTCCTTGCTGGCGTTGCCGCGGCCGGTGGCGTGTCGTTTGATCGTGCCCACCGGCACGCCTTGGTAGGGAATCTGGTGGTGCTCGCACCAAGCAGTGAGCGTGGCCAAGAGGCCGCCGTAGACGTGCGCAGCGTCCACGCCTATGTGTCGCCGCACCTCCTCGAAATAAACGGCGCCAATGCCCTGTGTGCCGGCCACGGTAGCCTTCATATCGGTCAGCCAACGGCGAAAGCGCAGGTAGCGCATCCCGCCGCCTTCGAAGCGTTGGGATTTGAAACTCACAAAGCCGTGGGCAATCTGCCCTTCGGGTGCGCGCAATGCCCAGCCGGTGGTGGTGCCCAGATCAAGGGCCAACAGGCTCAATCGGCCGCCGGTATGGACCGCAAATTCTGGCCCCGAAAATTTAGCGGGTGACACAGATGACGCAGCATGTCGTAACTTTCCATAACAGGCGTCATGTGCCCTCGCGTGAGAGTTAACGTTGTTTGCTGTCATCTGCGTCACCCGAAGCCAAATTCGCCGCCGGATTGGCTTTTCCATTACTTGTCCGACACCCTGTGTCATCTGCGTCATCACCTCGAAGAAACAAGGACTTGAGATCATGGTTAGTCCTCAGTTATCGTTGTAGGGGTAGGCTGAGCGCGGAATGCTGGTCGGCTCTTTGAGTCCGATGCCCGCAAAACCGCGCATGCCGCCGTGGGCGCGCCATTTTTCGAACCGACGCGTGATCAAGGCATCGGTAAAGCGGCGCATCGAACCCAGAAATTCCCCGTTCGATTCGGCCCACTGTTTCCAGTCGGCGAAGAGCTCAAAGCTCAACGCTTTCGCATTGCTCGAGCACACGCAGCGCTCCTCCAGCCAGCGCCCCATCGCATCCTCGGCCTCGAAATATTCATCGGTGGCGTCCAGCACGCTTTGCGGGCGGCGCAGGCCTGCGCGCTGCCACAGCAGGCATCCCTCCAAGGCCCAGGCCAGAATGCCGTCGCGCTCGAGCAGCAATTTCTCGGTCAGCCTGCCGTCGCGCTTTTCTGGCGGGATGGTCACCGTGAACGGAATCATGTGAAGGCGCCGCTTCATCGCCTCATCCACATTGCGAATCGAGGGCTTGTGGTTGCCGGCGATGAGCAACTTGAACTGCGGGAAGAAGTCAAAGAAGTCCTGGCGCATGAAACGCGCCGAGACCTTGTCGCCGCCGGTGATGGTCTTGATTTTTGATTCGTTCCAGCGCCGGCCCTGTTCTGTTTCGATCGATGCAACAAAGCGTGCCCCGCGCAGGCCCGCGAGGTCGGTAGGGTGTCGGTCTGAGCGTGTTTCCATAAAAGTGTCCATAGGTGCGTTAGCGGCGTAATCGCCGAGAATGGTGGCAATGGTCGTCACGAAGACCGACTTTCCGTTGGCCCCGGTGCCGTAGAGAAAGAACAAGGCGTGCTCACTCGTGACCCCGGTCAGGCAGTAGCCGACCATGCGCTGCAGGTAATCCATCAGTTCGGCGTCGCCGCCGGTGACATCCGACAGGAAGCCTCGCCAGGTAGGACATTCCCCCTTGGGCACTGCGGTGCTGACCTTGGTCATGCGATCGGTGCGCTCGTGTGCGCGCATTCGTCCTGTGCGCAAATCGACCACCCCACCTGGGGTGTTGAGTAACCAGATGTCGGCATCCCACTCATCGGCCGTGCCGGCGTGGCGGCGGTCGGCGCGCGCCAGTCGTTCCACGCCGCTCATGGTGCTGGCTGCAGCAAGCTTGACCGCCGTTTTGGGGCTGGCCGCTTTGAGTGCGGCGTGGCGGCAGACGTTACGCACCAGATCGGTGGCCCCCAGGGTGTCCTCAGTACGCCAGCGCTGGCCGTCCCACATCAGCCACTTGCCCCAAGCCGCGACATAACGCCAGTCGTGGCGGTAGCGGCGGGTGAAACTGAGCGCGAGACCGTCCTCGCTCCCCCAGACGGAGTTCTCCTTGGTCGCGGCAGGGGTGGGCGCAGCCTCACCCTCTGCAGCATCTTCATCCGGCGCATCCATCGGCAATTGCATTTGCATGCGGGGGCCGTGGGCAATGAATTCGCCGACATCAAAACCGTCAACTAGCGCATCGGCCGCATCCCATCCCTCGGGCTTGTCCTCGGGCGGGTAGAGGATGGCGCAGGAAATAGCACCCGCGGCGAGCATGGCTTGCGAGGCGGCATCGGCGTAGGTCCAACCTGGCGTGTCCTTGTCGGGCCAGATAAGCACCGCTTTACCGTTGAGCGGTGACCAGTCGGTTTTATCGACCGGGGCATTCGCACCGTGCATCGCGGTGCTGGCACAAATGCCGGCGCCGATCAGCGCTTGCGCGCATTTCTCACCTTCGACCAGCACCACCGTGTCTGACTTGGCCATCCCCGGCTGGTTGTAGATCGGGCGTGGATCCGGTGGCGCGAGTTTGCGGCGCTTGGCATCCCAGGGCCGGAATTCCTTCTTGCCGCCCGGCGGGTCGTAGCGGTAGACCACGGCGAGGAGTTTGCCGGCGGCGTCCAGGTAGTCCCACTTGGCGGTGGCCTGACCCAGATCGTCCACCGGGGCCGCACGCTTGGTCTTGCGCAGCGGCACTGGGCTTGCGCAGCCGACTAGATCGCTGGCGTATTGCAGCACGCGTGCGAAATCGGTGCGTACATCCGCTGAGAGGTGCCGTGCCAACAGATCGAAGATGTCGCCACCGTCGCCCGTTGCGCGGTCTGTCCACAGACCAGCCTTCTCGCCATCGAGGACGATCTCAAGACTGTCGCCGGGGCTACCCAAGATGTCGCCAATGTGGCATTTGCCACGCCGAATCTTGCCTGCTGGAAAGATCGTGCACAGCACCGATTCGAGACGTGCGAGCAGGGTTGCACGAATCTCGTTGCGATCAGCACCACGGCCAACCTCGATCGGCGGCACGCAGTCATTAAAATCCAGTGGATTCGGGGTTACTTGCTCAGTCATCGGACACCTCGCCCTTGATGTGCGTCCCGTCAAGTGCTGCACGCGCAACGCCACCGTGCGCCATCTGCCAATCGGCAAGCTCAGACAGCTTGAAGCGCACCATGCGACCGATGCGGTAGTGCGGGATGCACAACTTGGTTCTTTGGCGAGCGTTGGTCATGTAGTACAGGGGCAGATTCATGGTGTAGGCCGCCTCTCGTGCGTCCACGAACGGCTCTCTGATCACCTTGGTTTTGGGCGATGCAGCGTTCATGGGGTAGCCCTCCAGCAACGCTCTGCGTAAGAGCAGAACTTGCATTCAAAGTGGGTGGGGTCGAGGTAGGCGCGTGGCAGTTGCTCTTGTGCCTCGGTAGCAGTGATCACGCGCACGGCGCGGTCTGACATGCGCTGCGCCAGCGCCGCATCGAAGGGAATCAACTCGGCGTAGATCTCCATCGTGTCGGCGTTGACTGCGGTGAAGATCGCCGGGTGCTCATGGAGATCGAGATAGGCCTGGTACACCGCCACCTGCGCGGCATAGACGGGTTTGGAGATGGCCAACCCCTTCTTCTCCACATCACGCCAAGATTTGGCGCCGAGGCACTTTGATTCCCAAAGCGCCGGGTACTTGAATCCATCGGGGCCACTGACAAAGACGCCATCGATGTGCCCCTGCAGACGACCCTCGGCCACCGAGAAACCGTACTGCTCGCCATTGGCCTTGTGGGTGCGAAGATCAAAGCCTGCGCCGCGCAGCCACGTGACCATCGATTCTTCGTTCAAGTGGCCGCGCTCGAAGATGCGCAAGATGCGGCCCTGGAAATCACGGCCGTGATCGACCGGGGCCTGCGCGTACTCAAACTGCAGCTGGCGCTCGCAGGCCACACCCAGACGTGATGCGCCAAGGTAGAGACGCTTCGTTTGTCCGGCGCGGGCCTGCCGCAATCCGCTATCGATGAGTGCGCTGATTTGCCCGGACAGGCTGGCGCTGGAATTAAAGTCCATCATGACTTGGCCTCCGTTTTTTTTACGCTGTCTACCCACGGTAGGTCGTCTTCCATGTCGGCAAACGGATTGGCCAGCGGATCAGGCGTGTGCGGCATGCCACGTACTGGCGGGAACTTCGTTGTCTCGTGGTGCGCCACCATCGCCTCGGTGTAGCCCGTCACGATGGCCTCGATCACCTGTAGCGCCTGCGTTTCGGAGTAGTCACCCAGCGGTTTGGCAAAACCAATTTCGCCCGCGGCTTCGCCAAAGAATTTCAGGCACTGCTTCATCGC